CTACTCCAGCACAACGCTCGAAGCGCTATCTGCGGCCGCCGAAGCCGTCTTCCAGGCACACCCCTTCGGCACGCTCGCAATCGGTGAAGGCAGGCGCATTGACGACGCCCCCGGCTTATCCCAGCTCGAACACTTCTCGAGAATCTGCCCGCTCGTCCCGTTCTCGATCAGATCAGGCGTTATCTTTATGTACGATCCACCCGCACCGATCCAGATCTCCTTCTCTGCCGAAATCACGACTCTCCCGTTCGAACTCGTGATCGTCACGTCGTTGAGCGCCGCGAGCTTCATCTCGTCGCTCTGCGCCTGAATTTCCACCTTGCCCTTCGCCGCAAACAACTTGATCCCTGCATTCTGCGCGAACAGGCTGATCTTCTCCATCACGCTCGCTATCAGCGATTTGCCGGCCGCCACGTGCGTGCTCTTGCCGCTCACGATATTGACTTGCTGGTTGGCCGTCAGTTGCGCTGAATCCTGAGTCGACAGCCCCAGACCCGCAGGACTCGCCATCAGCATGATCGGCGTCGAAAAGCCGTTCGCGTTACCCGTGCCGCCGCCACCGGTCCGGCCGCCGCTGCCAGCCCCACCGCTCACGCTATAGTGCGTCGCGTCGGTGAACTTCTTGAGTGCGTCCTGCCCTTCCTGCAAACTTTCAGCCTGATTCGACGAGCTCGCCTGCGACGTCAGATCGATAACGGTCTCCGCACTGGCCAACTGCTCGGACGCTGCGGTCACGTTCAACGGCTGGTTCGTCGCGGTCGGGTGGGTCGATACGAACAAGCCCTGTCCCGCCCGAATGGCGCCGTAGGCGTCGGATTTAAGGTCGAACCCACTTCCAAGGAAAGCGCCGCGCGTATTGTCGGTCTGCTGGATCAGGTACCCCAGATGCAAGTGGGACTGATAGCTGCTCGAGTAAAGGTGCACCCGATTCTGCTGCGTCGAGTCGTCCATTACGAGCTGGTTGTAGCCAGTGCCGCCGTATTCACGCGAGCGCTGACCCGACAGCAAGCCGTTCGTGTGCCACACCGGCTGCGTAGCACCCCCGTACATTCTCGCAATGATCACGGGCCGGTCACAGTCACCTTCCATGAAACCGACCACCACTTCATCACCCTTGCGCAGCGGCTGAATTCCCCCACGATTGGAGCCTGCATCAAGGAACGTCGGGCGTACCCAACACGATGCGCGTTCATCCTGGCCATTGCGGCGATTCCAGTGGAACCACACCTTCACCCGGTTCAGTGAATCGGTGTACACCTCTTCCCCGCTCGGCCCGGCGACGATTGCATTCTGCAACTGCATGACCGGTTTCTTGTGTTCGAACGGGCTACGGAACGGGACGTTGCGCGGTTGCGCCTCCACCACCACCTGAAAGAAACCTTCGCTGCCGTCTGCGTGGCGGACCGTTGCGCCAGCCTTTGCTTGCGCAACTTCTGCAGCCAGCCCGTCGGGAAACTGATCCGCCTCGTCCAGACCAGGCAGGTTATTGCAGATCAGCCAGTCGACTCCGAGCAGAACAAATTCGCGATCCGGTTGGCTGCCCGCATCATGCACCGGATGACCGCGAAGTTCGAAGCGCCGCCCCGGCATCGCGCAGCGCAAGCCGCCTATTCCGTGAAAACGCTTCATCCGCGATTTGCGCTCTTCAAGCCGAATCTGCGCAAGACGCTCACCCTGCTCGCGGTCCGACCACATGTACGCGCCAGGGTAGTCGTAGATTTCCCCATCGGTCGGCAACTCGCCGTTCACGTCCGTCACGCCCTGTACCTGGCGAGGGAGATCGGGGCGCTTGTAGTCGAACGAGCGCGACGTCAGTTGCGCACTGTCGATCTGAAGCTGCTCTTTCCACTGCGCGAATCCATCCAGTTCCCCACTGATTTCGGTGGGACCGAACTCGACAACCGGCTGTTTCAGTTGAGGGACGAAATAAACGTCGTCCGTCACAACCATCGTGTGCGATCGGCCATTTTCGGCTTGCTCGAAGTACGGAAATACGCCGACCTCCTCCATGCTGCGATAGACGAAATTCAGGTCGTATTCCCACTGCACGCGATTCGAATAGGACGGCAGCGGCTTGTGCAGATCGATGCGGAACGCGCCCCGCGCTTGCGGGTGCTCATTGAAGACGTCCACCAGTATCTGTTCGCCGTTCTGCTCCTGCCAGTCGCGCATGTCGCGGCGCAGGCGCAAGAAGTAAAGCCAGGACGAGAACGCCAGCTTGTAAAAAGTCAACGGGCCATCCGCACCCAGCCGGCTGAAACGGTGGACGTAGCCATGGATCGGCATGTACGAGCCGTCCGTCTGCTGGATCCAGAGCGTGACGGGCTTGGCGAGTAGCGCACTCAGCTCAATCTGGCTGCCGCGTGGCGAAACGGCATCAATCTCGAATTCGTAATCGCGACCGAGTCGAGCCGTTCCTTTTACATAAAGCGGCAATAACCAGTCAACCCCAAGCGGCGTATCGAGTTTGACAAGACGATTGTATTGCGCGTCGCCGAGACGCAGCGTCTTATAAAGTGCGGTGTGGCCCATGCAGCATTCCCTTGGTTGGTATTCAGGTGGGGTTTCTGCCGAGGGCTGATTATAAATGCCTTTCTGAACAAGACGATAGCGCGCCTTGCATACCGGCCTATTTCGAATGAATTGGCAATCTGACGTTCACGCGTGAAAATTACCGGATTTTCACATTCTTTCAGGAAAAACTTTCCGATTGCTTGGTGAGCCGGATTTCTTGAATCACATATCACCTTCCTGAGCCCGGCCAGCTACGGCCGCTCCGTCGATGAATTTCCGCATCGGCGCACTTCGCTCATGCGTCTCGTTCAGACAATGGCGTATGTCGGTGCCGAACCCAGGCAAAGTCGTGGCAAAGAGAGCTCGCCCTGAAACAACCGCTGGAAGGCTGGGCTCGCGCGGCCGGCAACAGAAGGTGCTGTACCGGTCTGACAACAAGACACCATTGTCGGTCGACTGCGTGCGCTATCAGGTCATGCGACCCGAGGAGTGTTTGGAGTTTGATCGAGACCTGACGGAGATCAGCGGGTCCCAATTGGAGATGAGCCGATGTCGAAGGCAGGCCGCAACTGCTGGACGCTTGCACGCACGCGGCAATCCGGAACCCCGCAAGGGCACGGACGCGATCACTGGAGATCGGCACTCAGGCTACGTTCGGCGTCTCGCGGAGATATTTGGTGCCGGGGACCAGAACCACATTAAAGGCGATTTGCCTTTCTGCACGTGGCATTGTGCGAATTCGAATTTACTTGGTGCCCCCGCATATGCCCCCGGACATTTTGACTGCAATTTGGGACAGTGATCCGGCACAACCGGCGGGGACGGCATATGAAGAACATGAAGCAATGTGGCGGCGAACCGACATGTAGCGTCGAGCCGATTCGAAATGACGTCTCGGCCGTCATTCTCCTCGGGAAGTTCGTGCGAGATGTGGTCGCAAATCCGCGAATCCCGATCGAGGTCCGCCGTGATGCCGCCATGCTTGTCCGCAGCCTGCAGCGCGAGCCGATTTAAGGATCGCCAGTGCGGTATTTCACGACCACCGACGTCAGCCAATCGATCCGAAAAGCGTTTGGCGGCTACACCCATATCCTCGTGAATCGAGGATACACGACGATCAAGCCCGTGTTCTTCAGGAGCGCGTCGATCGCAGATCTCCCGGTCTATGTGTGGGCATGGTGGGACCGTGCGAGCGATGGACAGTTGGGGAAGTGGCGAGACAGGGGTGGCGTGCTGCTGGATCGCTACACGTATTCCGACCGTGCCGGGCCGGCGGACGTCCTCGTATTCGTGGAATGCCCGATGACGATGGACCGGCTGACCCGCTCGCACGTCAATACGTCCGAGTACACCGTGATCCCGGTCCCCCACACCTGGCGCGTACACGAGGAATGCATTGACCTGCGCACACCGCGCGTCGAAGATCTTCGCGCGATTTGGAGGGCATGCCGCGGCCAACGATTGACGGACGAGCAACTCGAGGTCGAGACCGGCATTCCTCGCCAGCGCGTGACATACATGCGCAAGAGTCTGAAGCCAGTCGAGGAATGGGAACTGCGCCCGCGGTTGGCACCTGACGCGCCCGGATTGGTACCCGCTTGGGATTGGATCGGGTCCGGACGCACTGAGTCGAAGAAGGTTGCACGCGAGGAAGGTCACAAGGCCGCCATCAAGCAAATGGCGCGCCTCGGGCACATCTCCTTGACGAAGTGGCAGGTGTATAGCAGCGATGAACCCGATTGGGACCTGCTCGAACGAAAGCGCCTGCAGGCTATTGCTAATCTTGCTGAAGTTCGATCACTCGTTGAGTCGCTTCCCGACCATCTTCAAGCTTGACGACGGTCTGGCGAATCTCTTTGATGCGCGGGGCGTTGGCGTGATACAGCTGGTTGAGCTCGGATAGAGCATGTTCGATCTCTCGATCACCAACGGCGCGCTGTTCGCCACCGCGCAGAGCGATCGCAGCCTGCAGCTTGACCTTCGCCATCGCCGCACTGTCCTTGTGGTCCATCGTCGCCAGACCGTGAAGTTCCTCGAGGCCGACCACTTTGTATGCGCGGGTGAGATCCGATACTCGGGCGTCGAATTGCTCGCTGCTCATGCGAGAGTACGACGGATCGACCTTGACCTTCTCGATCGCCGCGGCGAATCCCTGAAGTTCGGCCGATGCACGAATGTATCCGTCCAACTCGTGCGCGGTGCAGTCGAGCGTGGACGAAGCCAGGAAGATGTCCCCCTTGGCTTCGGTCAGGGCGGTCTTGATCGATTCCTCGGAAATCAGACCGGCGCGCATGGATCGTCTCATTTCAGTAGCTCAGGCCCTTTGCATAGCCCATCTGCTGCAGGTCGGGCAGCTGCTTCTTCAGTCGGCCGACACCGATATCCGTCCGGTAGAACGGGCTGTTCGGGATCTTCACCTTCTTGATCGCGCTGTACGCCGACCGGCGCGCGCCGGTAATCGTCTCGCCGGTGCCCGTCGCGATCAGCACGTAGTCGCCGGCCGTCACAGGACCCGGCAGGTCGACCACCTTGCCGTTCACCTCTCGCGGCGCGGTGCCCATCATGACTTCGGAGAAGTGCAGGTGCTCCATGTCCTCGGCGCCGTAGATCGGGATGCCGCACAGCTCCTTGTTCGTGATCTTCGAGTAGGGGAAGTCGGGCAGCGCCATGAGCACCGAGATGCAGACCTCGTCCATGCGAATCTTCAGCGTGTCGCGGCCCTGAATCTTGTCGGCCATCCACTGCGCCGGATCGCCCTCGATCAGCGCAGTCAGGTTGTGGCGGATCGGCCAACCGTCGCGCATCGTCCACTCGAGCGGATACGGGCCCTTCCCGTCGGTCGGGATCATGCAGTTGACGTCGACGTAACCGACGTAGCCGATCCGCTTCAGGTGCTCGGTGGCGGGCTTCAGCACCTCGTCGGCAAGCTTCGACTGCCGGACGACGCGTACTGTGGTGCCCATTTCGCCCGTGTTCACGCCGAGGTCGCCGTTCATCAGCTTCTTGTTTTCCCAGTTCTCGACCCAGCCGCGCGACCAGCCGTCCGGGCCGAAGAAGCCCCCCACGGCCATTTCGATGCCGCTGATCTTCTCCTGCAGGATGAAGCCGTCCTTGCGCGCCGCCGACCGGTACTTGTCGATCTTGTTCCAGCGCCCGAGCATATAGACCATGTCGGCCGCACTGTCGGCGACGTAGGACATCGCGCGCTCGCCGTCGCCGGACGGCTTCGACACGAACGCCTTGCCCTGCTTCTTCACGTAGGCGATCGCAGAATCGTAGTCATGGAAGGTCTTGCCGGGGATGATGCGCATCCCACACTCTTCCATGACCTTCTGGCCGGCTTCGCGATCGAGCTCCCATTCGACGGCCGCCAGATTGCAGCCGTAAATCGGATATCCGATCCGACGGTACGGCTCGAGCATCTCGAGATAGCTGACGTTGTCGGGCGTGTAGATCAGGTCGGCCCACCCCAGCCACTTCCGTCGCAGTTCGTCGTAATTGCGGATCTTCGGCACAATCCCTTCGCCAGCATGACGGTCGGTCCCGTCCGGGCGTGGCTTGTCGTACCAGAGCACCTGATGCCCCCACTCCTGGCACCGCATCAGCCAGTCGAGGCAGTTCGAACCGACGTCAATCGCGAGGATTCTCATGGAGCAGGCGGTCGCTGAAGGAGTTGTTCGGTTACGGCGGGGCCGGCGCGGTTATATAGGTTCGCGGCGACCCACGGAGCCACGGCAACAGCCGGATTGACGCCCAGGCCTGCACCCCCAAGCACGCCGGCCACGATGCCGCGTTCGGCCGTGTTCGACGTGCCCGGCTCGCGCAGGAACAACGAACCGATGTCCGCCAGCTTGCCCAGCTCCCCGCCCTGGCCCATCGCCATCGCGCGCTTGCCATACGCGTTCGACGTAACCGCGCCCATCAGCGCCTTCGGGCTGATGTTCCCGCCGGGCGACTTCGCCACGAGCGGCTCGATCGTCTTCCCCATCGCGTACTGCCGGCGTGCGGCCGCGTAGCGCGCGGCTTCATCGGGCGACAGCTGCGGCAGGAACGCGTCTTCGATCTCACCCTGCAGGTCACTCAGCGCGTGCCGCAGATCGCCGTTGGACGTGCTGCGGATCGTCGACTTCAGCTTGGTCAGGTACGGCCGGAGCTTCGCTCCGTCGAGTTGCCGCGCAGCGGACGTCGCGCCACCACCGGAGAGTTTCTGACGCGGGCCGGCGAGCGCCTCGAGATCGTTGATGTACCCCTGCACGACGCCCTGCACTTCCGGCAGCTGGTTGCCCTTCGCGTGCTGCAGGCGGTTGAGGAACGCGTTGTCGATCGGAATGCTGTGCGCGGCCGTGATCGCGTCGATCTCGGTACCCGACTTCTTCATCGCGTTGGCGTACACCTGGCGCGTGAGCTTGTCGCCTTCGCCCCCGATCGACTGGATCAAGCGTTGATTGAACACGCGCTGGTTCGCGGCCGACGTCTCACCGGAGAACGGCACGTCCGACGAGAGCTGCCCGGCGATGCGCCCGAATTTGTTCTCGTACATCTGGTCCGGCCGGAAGCGGAAGCCCATCTCATGCGCTTCGCGCGCGAGCCGTAGTGTCTCCGGATCGACTTCCGGAAGTGCGCGAGCAGCGGCGCGCACGGCGCCGCGTCCGACGGCGTTCGCGCCCCCGCGCAGCGCGCCCGCAGCGCCTTCCCCAGTCGCGAGCACGCCGCGCGGCACTTCCGGGATCCGCGCGATCATCGGGCCTTCCACCGGCATGCCCTGCAGCGCGTGCATCAACCCGGAATTGCCGAGCGCCTCGACGTCGGCCCGGCCGGCCTCGGTGCGCGGCTGGTACGTCAGCTTGTTGGCCAGCGCGGCGCCCGCCCGGTCGCCTTCCTCGATACCCTGCTGCGTGCCGTACTTGCCGCTCGTGAGCGTCTTGCCGATGCCGTAGGCAGCGCCCACGGGCGCGGCCAGCGCACCGGTTGCGGCGGACAGGCCGGCTTCGCCAAGCCCGACAGCGCTTTTGCCCAGACCGAGCAGGCGCTCCGCTATGGTATCGGCGTGCTTCGACGCCGGAGCCGGCGTCGGTCCATCAGGCGGCAAGCGATCGAGAGGCGCAACAGGGCCGCGCGGCTCTGCCGCAACCGGCGCCGAACTGCCATACTTGTCCCACGGTCCCGTCGTGGACGCGGCGGTATCCTGCGCGTATTTCTCCCACGGGCCGGCCATTACATCTTCTCCCAGTTGCTTTGCTTCGACGGGTCGCCGCCCTTGAACCGGTACCCGCCTTCAACTGTGCCGACCGCCGGCGCGCCTTCACCGCGCCCTGAAATGCGGGCTTTCTGCTGAGATTGGACTTCGGCGGGGGCTTGGCGCGCCGCGGCCATCTCCTTTTCCATCATCGAAAGGACCGCGTTCAGCTGCTCAGGCGTACTGGCGGTGGACAGCAGTTCGCGCGCGTGCTCTTTGTCGGACACCGTCGGCACACCGGTCGGACTGATCGCACGAGCGTAGGCGTTCACCGACGTGTTCAGCGCCGTGCCGAGCGCAACGACGCGCGGATCGCCAGTACCCGTTTGAGCAGCCTGCATCGCACGGTTCACGCCAGGGAACTCGGTGCGCGGCAGCGCGGCCGAGGCTTCACGTACGAGCGGGAAAGTCTTCTGTGCTTCGGCGACGGCCATGCCGATGTTCGCCGCGCGAGTGGCGCCTGTCCGGGCGGCTGCCTTCTCGCCCTGGAACCCGGCATTGGCGGCGGCGATGTCCGCCCCCGTGCCGCCTGCTTCGCGCTCCTGACGCATCACCTCGCGACGCAGCGCGATGATGTTCTTCGCGCCCTGTGCGCCACGGCCGAGGTTCTGGTAGACCGACGTATCGCCCGCGCGCGCCTGTTCTGCCAGAAACTTTAGGTCTTCCGGCGAGAATTTCGCGTCGTCACCGTTTGCCATCGCGATCGCCTGCCGGCGAAGCGCGATCGATTCAGCACGCAGCTGATTCGATTCGGCGCGGGCTTGCCGACGGTCTTCGCGGTTCAGCGCATTGTCTTCCGCGCGTTGGTGCAGCGCGTCATAGCGCTCCTGCAGCTGTGCGATCTGCAGCTGATGCTGGAACTGCTGCTGAATCTGCGCGGCCTGCTGCTTCGCCTGCGAGTCGAGGATTGGCGTCAATTGCTGCAGGCCGGCCATCAGGTCGGCACCGGACAGGCCCTGATCCTTCAGAACCTTGATCGCGCCATCGAGCGAAAGCGGTCCGGCTGATTGCTGCATCGGGCCGGGGGCATTCGAAGGCGGCGCAGGAATTTGCGCAGGCGTCGCCTGCGCCGGCGAGCCCGCAGTCGGCAGCGGCCGAAACGGGGCGATGGGCGGCTTCCCCGACATACCTGCGGGCATCCCAGGGGGTAACGGGGGCGTGTTTCCAGGCATCGGCGGGGGTTGAAGCATGCCCGCCGACGGCTGTTGCGTCGGTACCGACGGCTGCCCCGGATTCGGTGCCTGCGGTGGGGGCGGCATTTGCGCCGGCTGGCCGGCCAAAAGCTGCGGCAAAGCGTTGCCGGCCGCCTCGAGCGCAGCCTGTTTGCGCTGACGGTCCTGCTGTTCCTGCTGAAATTGAGCGAGCTGCAGCGCACGCAGCTGCCGCTGCGCGGCTTGCTGCTCGGCGGCCTGCTGATACTGGAGGAAGTAAGGAAGTCCCGCGAGTCCGGCCATGGCTTACCCCATCGTGAAACCGTACTGGTTCCCGCCGCCCGAGTAGTACGGACTGGACGTGAACGCGCCGCTGAAGTCGCCCCCGCCGAACGATCCCGTGGTGCCGTTGAAGAAATTGCCGAAACCGCCTGCGTTTTGCACGGCGTTCCCAAGGCCCGAAATTCCCTGAGCCACACTGCTGCCCAGCGCGCCGGCGCCCTGCGCCTGGCTCTGGAACGGCACCGACTGAGCGCCAGCGCCGTAGTTCATGTACGGGATGATTCCGCTCATGATCCCTTCGGCGGGGCCGTACACGTTCGAGTTCAGGAACGAACCGTACGTATTCGCCAACGATCCCGGCACGCCGGCGATCGTCTGCGCAGTGTTGTATGGCGTTGAGCCGGCCGCCAGTGTGTACCCGGGCGCTGCCTGCAGCTGCGACGTGCCGAGCTCGCCGTATCGTCCAGCGGTGCCGGCTGCTCCCGTATAGCCCTGCAGACCCTGAAGCGCGCGCGACAGCTGGTTGTTCTGCCAGTCGATGTTGAAGTTCGACATGGCCTGGTTCGCGACTCCTGCACCGGCTGCCGACGAGCCGAGCCCGTACATCGAATTGTTCGCGTTGACTTGATCCTGCACCTGCTGCTGCGTCCGAGCATACAGCGCGCTCTGCGGATCAAGGCCCATGCCGAACACCTGCTTCCCGGCACCAAGCAGATCGTTCTGCGTGTTCAGGTTCTGGGTGCCCTCGTAGTTCATCAAGGAACCGAGATAGCCGTACTGGTTGCCGGCGACGTTCGCGGCATTCTGGTATGCACCGCCGTACGCGTTGTTCGCGTTCAGACCGCCATACAGCGACTGCAGACCGTATTGCCCCAGGTCGTTCCCGCTATAGATCTGGTTGATGTTCGACAGCAGGTTCTGCCAGGTGGTGTCGGCGGTGCCGAGCCCGGTCGGGGTGTAATAGGACGCGCCGCCCCCGCTCGTGCTGGGCGACATGGCTCCCGAAATTGCGGAGCCGGCGACGCTCCCGACTACCCCAGCGACTGCTCCCCACGGCATGGCTTACCCCTTCATCAACGTTTCCGGATCCGCCACGCTTTCGGCGTGGATACAGAGCCATGTCAGGTTTGTCAGCGCGGTAATGCGATGCCCGCGGCCAGCCTTCACTTCGAGCATGCACGGACCGTGCAGCACGCTCAGCTCCCCGTCGACGTCGAGCATCGCGGTGCCGTGCGCCAGATAGCTGAGGTGGTCGTAGTCGTGCACGTGCTTCTGCACTTCCTCGCCGGCATGCAGCGTCTGCTCGCGCGCGTACACGCCGCCGGCGGAGAAGTGGTGCTTGATGGTCATTTCTCGCACCTGATCGACACGATCAGCGTGATCCGATCGTCGTCGCCTTCGTTGACCACTTCATGCTCCTTCGTGTTATCGAAGTACCAGACCTCCCCCGGCGCCATCGCAACCGTCTCGTTCTCGACGCGGTTCCAGCACTTCGGGTTCGACTGCAGCGGCACATACAGCTTCGTGTTGTAGTGCCGCACATGCCAATTGTCGTCGGCGTGCGGCAGAACGCGCCCGCCGGGCGGGATCTTCGTGACGAGGATGCCGCCCAGGCGCGTGCCTTCCACGCGCGCCATCAAACCGAATACGATCGGGCGCGCCTGCGGCAGCGCGTACCATTCCGGATAGAAGACAGCGTCATGCGCGTCGTTGAACCCGGTGTAGTCGCCGGCCGCCTTGTACGGCTTCTCGTCGTTGTACCGAAGCCAGATATCCGACACGTCAGCGTGCGGGCCGCCTTCCGGGTCGGTGCGCGCGGTATGTCGATTCCACAGCCCCGGTTGCCGCGCAATTGCGAGCAGCAGCGGGGCCGTGTCGATACCACCACCGATTCGGATCAGGTTGTTCATTTGCCTTTGACCTGTTGATAGACGTGCATCCCGCCGAGCCCGAGCATGCCGATCGTGATCGTCGCGAGTTGCGTGAGATCCATTTCCGTCAAGACGATGTGGTGCCCGAAAAGCGCGGAGATGTCGCTCATCGCCGGCCGCAGTACGAAGTTCCAGGCGTATCCGGTCACGCACACCCACCCCATCCCACCACGCCAGTGCTGCAACGGGTCGCTGCTCTGCGCCTCGGCCTGGTTGATCTGCATTTGGCCAGTGATCTGCGCGAGCTCGCCTGTCTGCTGCAGCTGGAGCAGCTGCAACTTTGCGGCGGCCGCCTGTGCCGGATCCGGCCATACGCGATCGATGACCTTCCCGACAACGTCGGAAACTGCGGAAATCGGATCGAGGAATCCCATCATGCGGCTCCCTTCAAAAGGTTGTTGGCGATGCGGTTCGCCCACCCGTGGCTGAACGACGGCCAGTTATGCAGGTCGGCCAGATATTTCAGCCGGTATGCGAGGAACCGCGCGACGATGCGCAGCGGGTCCGCTGCGTTCACCGCGGCGATCGTCACCGGTCCGATCCGGCCGTCAACTTCCACGCCCGCAGCCTTCTGCAACCAGGTCACCGGTAGCCCGCCGTTGTACGCGGCATCGAAGACCTGGAACGCCACGCGCGGATCGAACTGGTCGCAGTAGTACGGATCCCAGTAGACCGTTTTCGCGATCAACCTCGCCGTAGCCTGCGGAAGCTGGCGCATATCACCGCCGTACCCATGCGCACGCGCGACGCGAGCAGTGACGCCCCACATCGTTTCGCCGCCAGGGTCGGCCGAGTTGTTCGAATACCCGCCCTCGTTGCCCATCAGGGACGCGAAGGCGTCGTCGAAGCTGCTCACAGCTTGCCCACCGCATGCAGGATCTGCTCGACCTTCTGCTCCGGGGTGGCGAGTACGTCGGTGACGATCGACGTCAAATTCGACTCCAGGTCAGTGAGTTCCTTCGCCGCGTTGCCGAGGCCAACGATTTCCTCGACCTTGTCGACGAAGGCGCGGCCGTCATTCGCCAGCGCCTGGAAACGCGCCTCGATGGCGGATTTGATCGATTCGAGCATGTCCATCTCCTAGAGGAACTTCTTGAAGCCGCCGCCCGCGCCGTAAGCGGCGAGCGCGACCAGGGCGTACATGAAAACGCGCCACGCCAGTCCGAGGACACCCCGGCCGACGTTGAGCTGGAAACGCTGGGTGATGCCGCTTTCGATCTGCTCGGCGATCGCCTTGACGTCGTCTTCGGTGAGAGTCCGGTTTCCCATGGTTTCCCCGATTTACTGGTGAGATTGTGGTTTTGTTTCCCGCCCGTCGGAAATCTGGTCCGACGGCGGCGTTTCGACGTCCCGGATCTGCTGCGGGCGCCGTGCTGCCTGCGAAATCAGGTTGTTCAACGTGTCCTGCCGGCCCACCACTTCGTTTCGCATCGACTCGACCGCGGCCTGAGCGCCGCGCGCTTGCCGCGCGTTCTCGACGAGCAGCATCGGCAGCCAGCGCACCGAGCAATCCCACTGATCCACCGAGTGGCCGGTCTGCGGGTTCTGCCCGATCATGTGCACCCAGAACATGCATGCGTCGCCGACGCACGGCTTGCCGAGCAGTGGGCAAACTGGTTCCTTTTTCTTCACGATTTCACCGCCACGATCTGGTCGACGTATTTGCAGTTCGCCGTCAGCGTGTGGCTGTGCGCCCCACCACCGCCGGTGTTCTGCAGGTTCGCCGTGCTGGAATTGACCGTCAGGCTCGTGGTCGCGCCGCCGGTCGCCGCGGCAATCGCAAACGATGTCCCGCCACCACCGTAGTTCGCTCCGCTCGCCGCGTTCGTATAGAACGACGCGCCACCCGGCCCCGGATGCGTGTGGGGGTTCTCCGTCGTACCGTGCACGTGCCCCGAATCGGTGTGTGCGTGCGCCGGCATCTCGGCGACAGACAGCACGTGTCCGTCTCCGGAAATCGGCCCGAGAATCAGATTCCCCGCACCGACCGTGCCGCCCGACCCCGAGAACGCGGAGGGCGTCACGCTACGCATGAACGCGTCGAGGTAGATCGCGTTCGTCTGTGCCGTCCACCCGAGCGGCGCGGACGCCTGCTGAAATGCCATCGTCGTGCCGCTCGGCGCGGTCAACGTACCGGTAGGGTTCGCGTTCGCATTGACCTGGTTCACGATGAAATTGAAGTCGGCCATCACCTGCGACGCGTCGGCGGTCGTCCCGTTCTGCAGGTTGTTAGGCAGGTTGCCGATAATGGGCATGGCTCACCTCTGGTTCGTATAGCCGGCGTCCTGGTACCGGGCGAAGAAGGTTCCGATCTGGATTTCGTTGACCGGTGTCACCAGCACGTCGATGGCCATCTTCTGGAAGACGAGAGCGATCGGCCACGGGATCGTGTACACGTGCGGAATGGACGTGTCGCTCGACCAGTTCGCCAGCCCCCACGTGAAGGCCCCCCAAACCGATCCGCTCGGCTGCGTCGTCACGAACGTCGTGCCGAGCGTGCTGTCCTGATCGTCCAGGGCCGTGAGATTGAAATTCACGCCGTTGCCGGTCGACGAAAGCTCGATCGTCGACTCGACCACCTGGATCTGCTGCATGTGGCCAGTCTTCGGGAAGCTGGCGGAGCGCAGATGCGCGGTCAGCGCGACGCCGGCGTCCGTGTAGGAGCTGCTCGAGGTGGGGATCGTCGTACTGATGAACAGCGCGGCACCGCGCGCGGCGCTCGACAGCACGAAGACGTTCCCGTACTGAGCGGCGCAGTCGTACGGAAAGCTGTGCGGGCCAGTCCAACGCTTCCGGCGGATGTCGTACCAGTAGTCGTTCGTCTGCGCCTGCCCCTGGATCAACGTCGGTACGCAGACCCGGTAGATGTTCCCCGAGAACGAAGCACTGATGCGCGACGGCTGGGTGGCGTTCTGGAACGGCACCTGGAGATCGGCAGGGAAATCCGTTCCCGGCCGGCTCGACAGCGGCACCAGCGTGCCGAGAAAGTTCAGGATGTAAGGCGCATCGGGGCCTGCGAAGAAGATCCCGAACGGTCCCTGCACGACGCTGCGCGGCGCGATGCACCCGGTCGTGAGCGAAATGTAATTGAGCGCGAGATTGTTCGTGGTCGGATCGCCCGTCACCTGCCAGACCTGCGATTGCTTGAACACCACCAGCGCCCCGATCACGCCGCCCGACGTGGTCTGGATCGGCAGGCCCGACTGCGCGGTGACCGGTGTCGTGTCGCCGACGGTCACCGCCTGCGTCGCGTTCGTACGCGTGGTCGGCGCGAGTGGATCGCTGAAATTGAGCGTGTTGCCGACGGCGAACCACGCGCGGTTGTTGAAGTTAGCGACCGACGTCGGCACCCCCGTGAGGGGGTTCGTGGCCAGGTTCGCCGACGACCAAGCCGGCGCGGCCGGGTTCGAGATGTCGAGAACCCCGAAGAAGTTCGACCCCACCCCGCTGAATCCCGGGTGAGTCACGAGGATCTTTGTGCTGACGACCGCCATCGTAGGGGGTGTCCACGGCCCGCTGGTCGAGGGCGACGACGGGACGTTCCCCGCCGTGACGCCAGTGATCGTGACAAACGAATTCGTCAGCAGGTTGTATGCGAACGGCTCGTCGAACCCCGGATTGCGCGCGGTCGACACCATTCCATACGCGATCGTTCCGATGACAATGAACACCGACACGAACGTCGGCGTGGTGAAGCTGCCGAACGACGTAGCAGCGCTGCCGACGCCCGGGCGTGCCACGACGATTTCCGGGTTGCCCTGGTCGAATACGAGATTGGTCAGCAGCTGGCAGGCGCCCGGGAACGCGTCCGTTGCGTCGAACGCATCGCATAGCCCCTTGGGGGTGAAGCGGACCGGCTTCGCATTGCGGATCGCCATGTCGCGCCTCTCAATCCGTGATCTTCGTCGGCTTCAGCGTGCGGTTCGTGTGGAAGCGCCGCGGATCGAGCCGCACCGACTTGACCACCTGCTGCTCGTCGCCTTCCATGATCAGGTGCGTGCGCAGCATTGCCTCGCACTGCGCGCGCCACGATTCCTGACGGGTATCGTCCGTCTCCCCCATCAGCTCGACGGCCGTTGCCTTGATGAGGTACTGCTGATCCGGGAACCACGGAATGATCGACGCCGTTTCCGGCGCGGCAATGTCCGGCTGCTTCACCATATAACGGTGCGTCAAGGTAATTTGCCCGGACGATTGCGGATAGATGAAGAGCTGCCCGGCCGACTGCTTCGCCTGCGCGGTTGTTTCGTCGTACAGCAGCGTCATGAACTCGTACGGATAGTTCGCGATCGACGGATCCTTGAATTCCTGGTCCCACTCTTCTGGCGAAATCGGGTGCAGGAAGTACGGCAGGTTGTTCTGCTGGAAGAACAGGTCGTACGGGCGCAGGTAATTGAGCGGCAACGTGAACGGACCGTAGTTGTTGGCCTGCACGTTAATGAATTCGGTGACCCGGTTGATCTTCAGGTCACGATGCAGCCAGAGGTCCTCCAGGACCATGTTCAGATAGATGCCGCCCTGCGACAGCCATCCCGGCGCCTTCGCGATCGCGCAGGCGCGCGCGACAATTTGTTGGGCCTGGAGGTAGGCCATTTCACTTCCCTGCGCGGGCGTCCGCGATCTTCTTGCGTGCCTTCTCGAGCTCGGCTTCGATGCCCTTCAGCTGCTGCGGCGCGTTCTTCAGGTTTGCTTGCTCCTGGCTCGACAACGCCTTCGACCCGGCCTTGCCGGCGGTCTTCGCGTTCTGGCGCTCGAGCAGATCCGCATACGCGCGTGCGACGTCGGCGTGGGCTTTTTCCCACTGCTCGATATGGGCTTCGAGGACCGGGATTTCCAGCATGCGTTGCTGGCGCTGAAGCGCTTCGCGCACGGTGTCCATGCGGGCATCGAGCGAGGCTTTGTCCTCGCCCTCGACCAGATAACCGCTGGCCGAGAGTTGCGCCTGATTCGGCGCCGGGAGAGTGATCGAGAAGTTGCCGATCACCGTTGCAGCCGTGACTTCCTGGGAGGCTTGCGACATGGTCTTCCTTTCGGGGGTGAGGGATTACGATCGCGCCCAGGCCGGCACGGGGCCGCCGCCGAGCACTTTGTTCTGCGCCTGCTTGTACGGGTTGAATGCGTGCCCGTTGATGTCGTTTTCGTGCACCCACGTGCGCGCGACCATTTCCTTGATCGAGCGGAGCGTGTCCGTATCGAACTTGTACGTATGGCCGTGCAGGTACGGGGTGCCGTTGATCTTCAGGTGCTCACCACCGCACGGCGCGAGGTCGATGCGGTACCACCAGAGATCCGTCTTGCCGTCCTCGGCCTTGCCGGCGAAGCGCTCGACGACGCCCGACGTCAGCAATGCCGATTGCGCCTGTGCGGACAGCCGCGCCGATTCTTCCTCGGCGATGTCCTTCGCTGCGCCCAGCTTTGCGTTTTCGGCTTCGAGCGCCTTGATGCGCTCCAGCAGCGCTTCGCGGCTTTCTTCGACGGGTGCGGCGCCGCCGAGCAATTCGTCGGCGTCAGCCGACTCGGGAGCCGGCTTACCTGGCTCCTGCGAGTTACGTGCGGCCATCAGTTACTCCTTACGGGGTGGTCACGGTACCGCCCTGATAGCCCGGCGCGAACGCGGAGCCGCATTCGACGCGAGCCAGGAAGGCCGTGTTGAGCAGGATCGAGCCGTAGAACACTTTCCACGACACGACCCGGGTCTGGTTCAGCGGATCCGACTTGTCGGCGCCGGTCAGGTAGTGGAACTCGGGGTTCTCGAGCAGCACCTGGCCGTAACTGTGGTTGCCGATGAAGATCACCGGGAACACCGACACGCCGTTCGCCGGCGCGGCCGGCGGCGTTTGCGTGACGCCGATACCGGTCAGCGTGACCGTCTGGTTCGGTTGCAGCTGCGTTGCCTGACCAGCGAGCACACCGGTGACCGGAACACCGTTGCCGATCGCCGTGGCGAGGTTGGCCGGGCTCGTGGTCGTGCCGATGTACACGTTGAACACGTAGTTCGGGAACGACGGCAGTGTGACCGAGATCGAGCCGGTCGGGCCCGTCACGCTGATCGACGACGACACCTGGTAGATCGTCTGTTCGACCGACGTAAGCGCCGGCGCGGCCGTCACCTGGATGTAGTACGTGCCGGTTGCGAGCTGGCCGCCCGACGCGGACGCGGTGCCGTTGATCGCGGCCGCACCGGTCCAGTACGGCATCATGTTCGTTTCGCAGAAACGGATGCCTCCGAAGTCGCCGAGCTCGTTGTTGTAGAGCCGGTTCACGTCGCTGTACGCCCAGGCTTGCTGCACGGACGAGTTCTCGCGCATGTCCTGCGCGGAGAACGGGCTGATCAGCGCGACGTAGTGCTGCTTGACGCGCGGCGTCGTGGACGGATCGCGATACGCGCCGGCCTCGATCATCATGTCTTCGCGCTCGTCGCCATTGAAGCGCGGCACGCCGTAGGCTGCCATCGATGCGAACAGGCGGTTCGATTCGTGCGGAGACATCACGTTCGACGCGGTCAGCGCAGCACGGTTTGCTGCGCCCCCGGCGTAGTTCACCTGCGGCGCGGACAGCAGCGTGTTCAGCGTGTTGCGCTCGAGCGTTTCGGGCATCTGGATCGACACCAGCTCGCAGGCTTGCTGGAACAGCGGGTGCTTGATGGTGAGGTTCGCGACATCGGTGATGATGACGCGATCGCCCCATTGCTGAGCAGTGGCGCTGACCTGTTGCAGCGTCATCGCTTCGCCCGGAGGCGCAACGCCTTCCTGCAGCGGCGCGTACGGCAGCGGCAGGCGCTGGTAGCGCGACGCGGTGTACGTCGTGCCGCGGTTCGTGTCGAGCTTCAGCGGCTTGCCGAACTGGTACGCGACCAGTTGCCGGCGTGCGAGCGGCTCGACTTCTTCCTGGATGTACGCTTCGACGTCAGCCGTAAAACTCGTCGACTGGTTCGTCACCCCGGGGAACATGAGGCCCGTCAGGAGGGCCAGAATTTTTGTCAGCATGGTGTCCTCGTGCTGGTCAGATGTTCACGTCGGCCAGACGCGCGGTGCGCTTCTGGTGTTCGGTCTGCCCGCGGGCCGGCGGTACGTTTGAGCGCACGCCCGGCGTCTTGCCGCGCGGAACGTCGGCAGCGGGCGCCTTGGCTTTCGCCTTCGGCTTCAGCTTGCCGTCCGCGATGTCCTTGCCGAGCATGTAGTAGTAGACCGCCTCGCGCGACGCGTTGCGGCCTGCGCGGCGTTCGTCCTGCACGGCCTGCTCGACGCGATCGCGATATCGTGCGCGGTGCGGGTCGCTGGCGATCTTCGCTTCGAACAGTGTCTGGTCCCGCAGATCCTGCGCCTGGAACAACGCCGCCTGCGCCGCCTGTTGGCTTTGGCGCAGCGTACGGTTCGATTGGATCTGCCAGCGCTCGATGTCCGTCGTATTCGGATCGCGCAGGCGAGCTTCTTCCGCTTCGTAATCGCGATCCGCAATCGGCGCCGGCGTCGTGGGCGCGCGCGACGTATCGACCGCGCGGCCGCGGCGTTCTACCTCGGCTTCGAGCGCCGCGAGGCGGTCCGCGTCCGAAGTCGCGCGTCGGGAAGGCGTTGCCGGCTCGACGAAATCGAAGTCGAAATCATCTTCCGGAATATCAGCAGCGGGATCGCCAGCGCCAGGATCGCCGCCACCAGCACCATCATCGCCAGGGTCACCGCCCCCAGCATCGCCACCAGGGTCCGCCGGATCAGCACCGTCGACACCGGGAAAGAGAAGACCGAGAAGTCGCTGCAGGAGCTTGCTCATGGCGGCCCTTACGATTGCGTGCCCGTACCGACCGACTGGATCGTGGCGGTCGTCGCGCTGGTGATGGTGACCACGAAGTCACGGAACGTGTTTTGTGCAACCGACTGCGTTCCGCTCAGCGTCCAGCCGGTGTTCGTCGTGACCGTCCAGGCAAACGCGCCGCTCGAGCTGTTGATGACGCGCAGCTGCCATGTCATCCCGACGGGGTTTTGCTGCACCACCGACGGAAGCGATGCGATGAGGTTCGCGACGGTCGGAAGGGTCAGCGCCTGGCCTGCGGCGAGCGTGCCGGTCAGGTTGAAGAACACCTGAGCAGCACCCGAAATCTGGCTGCCGGCCGCAGTGAACGCCGTCGTGTTCGTTGCGGCGTTGTAGATCGCTTCCTGCAGCGGATTGACACCGAGGATCGCATTGCTCAGCCCCGTCTGGTCGGGCAACGCGCCCAGCATCGGGATGTTGGGGGTCTGCCCGGGGCCGATCGCCGGGAACAGCATGCCGATCAAAGCGGCGATTCGGGTTTTCTGCACGATGATCTCCTGATCAGGGTTCCGCACTTTTTATTCCGGTTTCCCGCCTCGTTCAAACGGCGGTCTTCGCCGGCTCCTGTTTCCGAGAGGATTTCCTCGCGGCTGCGGCGAGCTGGGCTTCAAGCTTCGCGACTTCGGCGGTCAACTCACCGAGTCGAATAGCAAGCAGTTGTCCCTTCAGGTGGATGTTTTCCATTTCCAGCCGGGCGGACCGGATCTTTTCCTGAACGAGTTGCGAATCCATCGTTTCTCCTAGCGCACACGCCGCGCGCGGATGAAACCGTTCGCGGTCATCGTGCTGGTCGTGAAGGTCGACGCGCCGACCAGATACACCGTCGTGGTCGACGCAATGCTGATGCGCTGCGACGGGGCCGCAAGGCCCTGAGCAACACCTGCGGGAAAGCTGGCGCCGAGGAACGTCTGCGTGCCCAGACCTCCGAGCGTTGCGGACGTCGTACTGGCGCCGCAGTTGAATGCGGATGGAACTGTCGTTCCGGCGGGGACGAAGCTGATCGTCCCGGACACGTCCCAATCACCGGCGGTGAGAGAAACGGACGTGATGTTCGCCGAGGTGCCGCTCGTCAGCGATACGCCGGTCGCCGAGTTGGTGACATACTCGCCCACGGTCCCGGCCGACGCGTTGCTGCCATCCGTGAACCCGCCAAGCGTCACGCCAGACGTGCCCTTGCCGACGATATACGTCGTGACGTTCGTGTCGGATCCAGCGGCGGCGAGCTGCGGGGCCGCGCCGGCGTTGGCGGGATTCACCAGCAGGAAATTCGCGCCGCTGTTGTTGTTCGTTACCTGAAGGGCCGACACACCGTTGCTGTTCTTGACGCTCGAGAAGCCCTCGTCGAACTGCAGGGACATCGCTTTTGCGGTCGTTTTCGCGAAACAGATGATGCGGCTCGTCCCGACATTCGACGCTCCGTACCACTGCCATGCGTGGCCGTAGGCGGTCGCGATCGCAACGCCCTGCCCGGTCGATCCGTCATCGCCAGTCAGCGCGGTGGCACCGATATTGATCCCGATGTTCCACTTCGCGTTGTTGTTCTGGATATTGATGGCGGCTGAGTTGTCGGCCTGCGTACCCGTGAACCCGGCGCCGGACGCAACCTGCAAGCCTACGGTTTGCGTCGGCTGCGGCGTGTACGGATCGATCACGGTCAACGTCGTGATGTTGCGGGTGTCCAGTTCGGCCGCGTACGTGGCGCCGGCTTGCGTCGTCAGACGGTGCGCTTCGCCGTAAATGCCCCACGCATTCGTGGCGAACGATGCGGAATTGTTCAGAGCGTATCCGCCTACCCCCCAGAAATCGCGCACCTGGTTAGCGTTGAGCGTCTGCGCTGCGACAGTCAGCCCGATCAGGGCGTTCGTGTTCTGGTTGGTGAGGATGGCGGCCTGCGAGAACTCGCTCACGCCGAACCCCAGGCCGCCCGTACCTTTTTGAAAAGTCGACAGCCAGTCAAACGGCGCGGTGCCGGCCGTGCCACTGCCGGCCGTCGCATCGCCGACAAACATCCGGTCGTTGCCGCGATTGACGATCCCACCGCTGTTCTGGAAGAAATTCTGCGTCGCCGACTGCGAATAGGATCCGGTCGCCGTCACGGAGGCGAGCGAAGTCGTGCCGTTCGCGGAAAGCGTAGTGAACGATCCGGCGGCGCGGGTCGTGCCGCCGATGACGGTATTGTCGATCGTCGCGCCGGTGTACGCGCCGCCGGTGAATGTCCCGGTCAACGTTCCGCCAGCGCTGAAATTCGTCGCGCCATTGGCGCTCAGCGTCGTGAAAGATGCCGCGCTGCGCGTCGTTGCCCCGATCGTGACGCCGTCGAGCGTACCGGACGTCGCGTGCACCGCGATCACGCTCGGGCTAGGGTAGTTCCCGTTCAGGTCACCCGTGGCCGGGCCCTGCGGGCCTTGCGAGATGATCAGGTTGAGCGCCTGGGTGCACTGCTGCGCAAGCGAGTTCAGCGCCGCCTGGATCTGTTCCGGCGGTACGTCTTTGCCCTCGGCGCGCACGAAAGGCGGAACGATGCGGAATTCATCGGACATCGAGCGCCTCCAGCCGCTTGTGCAAGCACGGATAACCGAGGTGCTTGCGCCGGCTGCCGTGCTTGATCAGGAACATGCGCAAGCCGCGACCGTGCCCGCAGGAGATCGCGTATCCGTCCGCTTCGAGTTCCTGGCGTTCGCACATCTTCAGGAAGCCGTGCCAGTTCCAGAACACGGCCAGCGTGAGGAACCACATCAGGCGCTTCTCCGCATGCCAGTGCGCCAGGTGTCCGCGCTCGTGCGCGATGACCGCGGCCTGCTCCGAAGACGTCAGGTGCCCCATCAGGTCACCGGTTTGGACCGTATGCCACGGCGTCGCGCGCGCGAAGAAGTTTTTCATCGCGGCCCCGCCATCGGCGATGCGATCTGATCCGGGTGGATCATGCCGGCAGGACCCTGCGGCCGCGGCTGCCCCGGCTGCGCGCCCGCGCGCGGCGTACCGGCAACACCAGGTCCCGCACCGCCCGGGACGCCCGGCTGCCCCTGGGGTTGTTTCGGCGCCTGTTGCGCCTGGAGCTTCGCCTGCATGGCTTGCTGGTGCTGCTGAACGTGCGCGCGGAACAGGCCCTGAGGATCGCCCGTGAGCTGCGCCGCCTGCAGATGCGCGGCGATGTGTGCGCGATCGTCGTCGGCCTGATGGATCTCAGCCGACAGGCCGTTGTGCATCATCAGGTTCTCGTCCTGCGGATCGAGATGGAACATGTTCCGTTCGTCGATCAGGATGCGCGGCGCAACCTCGGGCCCGAAGATCTGCTCCGTGCCATATTCGAGGATCGGGCCGATGTTCAGCCGCCGGCCGTCAAGCTGCTGCGGAGGGATGCCGCGCAGGACGTTCATCCACGCGATCATCTGCTGCATACGCTGCAGGTTCTGCTGATACGACGTGCCGCACCACCGGAAGAAGTAGCGCTCACCGAACGCCTGCGGCGGGATCTTCTGCAGGTTCGCGCGCGCGCCTAGCTCGCCCAGCACCTCGACGGTCAGTTCCTCGGTACGGAACTGCCGGTCGAGCTCGAACATCCATTCGAGCAGCGGGTTGAGGACCACCTCCTCGTACCGCTTGGCGTTGTCGATGATGTTCGATTCCTGCTGCTGCGCCATGGCAGCCATCTGCGCCTGGTTCTTCCGGCCGGCGGGCATCTTCCCGAGCATGGCGTCGTTGACGTCCATCGACTCGTTGATCTGCTGCTTCAGGTTCTCGCAGAGCGGGATCGCGTCCTTGTAGATCGCCGGGAAATTCGCGAACTTCGTCTTGTTCGGGTCCGTCAGCCACACCGCGGCGAGGCCTACCACCATCGACTGGTAGTTCGGGTTCGACAGCGGGTCGACCATCGTGATCGGTAGCAGGCTGTACTGCGCCGAGTCCTGCCCCATGTTCCAGAAGTCGTTCAGGTTCCACTGCAGGAACTTAACCGGCTCGATCTTCGAGATCCCGAAGAACGAGCCCGTGATGCGCTCGATCGGCGCCGAAATGATCGGCCGCTTGCCCGACCAGAACGGATTGCGGATGATCCCCAGGATCACGTCCTGGCCGGCGAAGTACACGAAGCACGGCTCCTTGCCCTTGCCGAGATCGAGGTTCGTGTGAACCTCGTAGATCAGCGCATACTTGAACGTGCCTTCCGTGCGGATGCCGGCGTCGCCGGTGCGCTTCTTCGGCGGAACGTATTTTTCGCGGCCGCCGTCCGGCTTTGCGAGGTTGTCGACCAGTTCCTTCGCCTCGACGCCGACGAAAACGCCCTCGTCGATAAACTGCTGAACGGCGTCGACAGTCAGGCGCAGCCGGATTGCCGTCGCGGTGGCCTTCTCGATGTCGTTGCAGGTCGGCGGATAGACCGCCAGGTCCTCGGTAGCGAACGGAACGACGTCCGGCCCCTCGGTCGTGACCTCCTTCGATTCCTTCTCCCAGTCCCAGTCGTCCTCATCCGCGGCGAGGTCTTCGACTTCCCCGCCCAACTCGTGGTCTTCCAGGATGGGCGGCTTCTTGATCAACTCGGTGATGCGCCGCTGCGTGCGCGACCAGTCGATGTAGAGGTTCCACTGCCCCGTTACGTCGCCGGCAATCAGGTCCGCGCGCACGACGTCCTTCACCGCGGCCGACCGGATGTAATGCTCGAGCAGGCTGATCTGCGCGAACGGCATATTGCCGTCCGGGCCGGTCGCGCCGACGTGTTTATGGTTCACAGGGAACAACTGCGCCAGCGTGCGCTTCATGCGCGCGTTGACGGCGTTGCGTACGGCAGGGATGTAGCACTGCGAGTTGCCGGAATACTGCTGATTCTCGTCCGGCTGGGCGTTGTAGATGGACCAGTACTCGGCGCACCGGTCCATCTGCTCCTGCTTGTTCTCGTAGCACTTCGAGATCTTCGGATACAGCTTCGCCGCTTCCGTGTAGGCGTCGGAGTCGGGCTGATCAGCCCAGTTCTCGATCTCTTCGCCCGTCTTCTCAGCGTCGAGCGCCCGCGCGTCCAGTGTCTCGACCGCGGGCTTGTCGTCCTGCTTCTTCGGCTTCTTCGAGCGGGCCATGGAGGGGTCAGCCGATCACCTTGCCGGCGAGCTTCTTCGCCAGCGAAGAGCCGGTGCCGCGATCGCGCGGCGTGCGCTTCGGGCGATCGTCGTCGTTCGGCTTCTTCGAGCTCTTTCCGAAGAACTCGCGCACATCGCGCGACTCGGAGCGCGTGCCCTGGAATTCGCGGCGCTTCTTCACGATCACAGACCCGGCTTCGACATCTTTTCGCGCATCGGACCGCCCGACATGCGTTCGCCGACCTTCTCGGCCTTGCCGTACGCGCCGCCCTGCTGCTTGCCCTTGTAGAAATCCGACGGGCGCTGCGACGGCGCCTTGGGCGTGATTTTGCGATCGACTGCCATGTTCATCTCCGCGGCAAAGTGGTCAGATAGCTCACACCCTGCGGGTTCACGCCCATGTTCACGCCTTCCGGCAGGACGTCCGCTTGCTGCGAGCAGATCACGTACACGGCCGCTTCGAGCCCCTCGATGAGGGTACGGTGCGGACCAGTCTCGGGGAGCGTATTCCGGTTTCCCGCGCGGTCGACCGGGTAGTTGTAGCCGCCGGCCATTGCATTGAGCGTATGCGTGGCGCCTTCCGTATCGACCTGGAACAGGCGGCGCGCCTTCGCCTCGGTGCGAATCAGCGGCGACAGCGCGCCGCGCGCGACGTTCACGTACGCGCCGCGCATCGGGTACATACCCGCGGCGCGCAGCGCCGGCACGATCGGCATGCGGTCGGCCTGGTCGAGCACGTCGGCCGGCAGCCACGCCGTCACGCGTGCGCGCGGGAACGCGGCGCGCACGAGCTGCGCAATGTCAGGCACGGCCTCCTTCGGAGGGACGGGCGAGATCCAGTCCGCGACGACCACGACGCGCTGCCCCTCGATGCAAAGCAGCGCCGCGGTCGTCTCCGTACCGGTGGCGTTGAACGCGAGCGCGAGCGGATGCTGCTGACTGGGCTCGTACTCGCTCACCAGGTTCCACTGTCCGAAGTCTTCGTACACGGGCGCCCCCGAGAACACGCGTTGGAAGTACGCGAGCGCGTTCAGGATGTCGCGCCGCCCGCTGGGAAAGTTCAGGATCTCGGCAACGAGCTTCGGGTGCGCGCCCTGCCCGCCGACCAGCACAATGTCGCCGGCCTCGAAAAAGGGCTGCATGCCCATGATGAACTGCGTCTTGTCCCGGTCCTGGGGCGCAGTGAGCGGGCGAAGAGCGAGCGTCACGCCGCGGCGGAGCATCTCCGCGCGCATCGGCTGCAGCAGCCATTCGTCGAGGGAGTTCTTCTCCATCGCAACGGCCGCGTCGCCGTACCGAGCCGAGGTCTTGAAGGCATCTTCGATGACCTCGTCGGGTTTCCAGAATTCACCGGAAGAAGCGTGGACGTAGATCTTCGTTCCGAGGCGGCTGACCACGACTCGCCCGGTACGGTCGCTCTTCTTCACGTCCGTAGTCCGTGCAGGGTCGGTGATCACGACCTTCGGTAGCCACGGCGCCGGGTCGACTGCGCATTCCCGGATATGCTCGCTCTCGAACGGCTTGTCCTGCGAGCCGATCGCCATGAGCATGTACTCCTGCATGAAGCCCCGGAGTTGCCCCGCCCGCTCCATCTCGTCGCGCTTCCGACGGACCCAGTCCATCGGGTAGCGCTCCGGCCACAACGCCCGCGTCTCAGGATCGTCGATGTCGCCGTTGCAGATCGGATAACGTCGGCTCGTCCAGTCCGGGTTCTCGCGAAGCCGGGTGATCATGCAGTCCTCGGCCAGCGGCGTGCCGGTAACCCTGATCTTGCCCTTGACCTTGTCCATCGCCGGAATCAGCTCGAGGTAGAGCTTGCGCATCGACGCGTCGACCGCAGCCTTGTCCTTGACCCGCTCCTTGTTCTCGATGTCGTCGAGGTACGCCCGATCCGGCCGGATGTCGCGCCACTTGAAGCCGCGGAATTCTTCCTCCCAGCCGTGAGCCTCGAGCAGGACGCCGTTCGAAAGCTCCATCTGGTGCTCGTTCCAGACCCGCCCCGACTCCTTCAGTCGGCCGAAAAGGCCCTGCAGCTTCGTGTTTCGGGTCGCCTCGAACTTGATCGCCTCGAGACGCTGGCAAGCCTTCGTGTACGTCTCACCGATGATCAGGCAGTACCCGAAGTTGCCGAAACACGCCTCGATCAACAGGTGCTCTTCCGAGAGCGTCGATTTGGCACCCTCGCGAAACGCTTCGATCAGCACCCACTCGTCCGCACATCGCCAGAGGTCCATGACCTCGACGTGGAACGCCGGCGACGCCTGCGGATGACGATGCGGAAACAGCATCGCGGAACCGAGCGCGCGATCGTCCGAGATCGCCTTCAGCAACGCTCCATTGGTCAGGGCCATGACTTTCCTCCTCGCAGAGGATCATCAATGTTTTTCCCGCGTGCGGATTGGCGAGAGGGTTCGCGAAATTTCGTCACCCCCGTCCGGAGGGCCCTGGGTGGTCCCAGAGTTATGTTTTCGTAAGGAAAAGATGAGAATTGATCTCATCCGCTGCTGATAATGCCCCGTTTCGACTGATAGCAGCCATTATGTCAAATCGAGATGCACTGCACCAATTCAATAAAATCAATCACTTACGGCATTTTCGCAGTTGGTCGATACGCTGATCTCGGCGAACGCACTGCAACATGTAAGCCTTTGAATGTGACAGAAAGGTATTTGAATGGAATGAGGCAGAGCGGGAAACGCGTGTTTTTGAGGCACGCAGGGCACCCTCTTCCTCCATTTCTCATCCCTTCCCGCTGTATCCGCCTGAGCCTTTCCACGCGCGTACGTGCGCGCACGCGAGGGAATCGACCTGCGAAAGCTACGAGGACTCTTGACCGCAGCGGATGTGATTAAATGCCTGCGCGCCATGAGCGACGGATCAATCTCAGCGCACACGAATAACGATCGCGATCGTGCGATCACCACACAAGACCATGGCCACGGGGCACACATGAAAAGGTATAGCGATCTGTTTAAGGCGAAAGCCGCGCAGGAGAAGGCTGACTTTGAGGAGCGGCGGGATGAAGACAGGCGCCTCAATGCGGTGATGTTCGAAGCCAGTACTTTGTTCGAGGCCATGATGATCAGTGACTTTCGACCCGAGTTCAAACGCTTCGTCGAAGAGATCCAGGAACATGGGTTCTACGCCGAGTATTCGGAGGAACGGGAAGGGGCGTTTCTGAAGCGGGCTCGAGTTCTGTTTCGACTTCATCACGAGATCGACGAAATCCCGCTCGACGATTCCGACTGCTGCGTATGGATCGAGCTCGACGCTGCCAACGCGATCGTGAACTGGGACTATCACGGCGATCTGCCGGTGCACCAGGAGCACAAACTGCCAACCGGAAAACTCGGCGACCTCGACGCGCAGTGCATCGTCGATCTACCCCATCGTCTAGGCGAATGCCTCGCCTCGTGCCTCGAGGGCCGCCGCGTCACGACTTATTGAGGATCAGTGGACGGGCGCGTATGCGATGCTGTCGATGCGCGCCTCGTACATCCATTCGTCTCGGTCGGCGAACCCGTGGATTTCCGCGCAGTAGTCCGCCATCTGCTCGAGCGTCGGCGGAATCGGTGTCGAGATCGTGGCAAGCAGTGTGCCGTCAGACGTGAAGATGGCGTACGCAATCATGTTCAGCTCCGGACCGATGGAACGGGCGCAACCTCCCACCCGCTTTTTTTGAAGCGTTGCTAGGCCGAGGGTGGTATATCCGGATTCGTGCAGACTGCTGCGCCTTTGTGCGGTAGCCATCCATCTGCGCGTGGCGGTGCGACTCCGCCATTTGTCCACGTTTATTGAGCCGGCTCGACACCGGTTATTCAGGGCTGGGCTAATGGCCCCCACTACCGTTTCTTCTATACCGCACCCGGTTATTTGCGGTTACTGCTCACTGCACGTGCTTCCAGCGCGCTCGGGTAACGATGAGATGAATCTGCTTCTGGCTCACGCCGAACTGATCGGATAGACCGGTCTGTGTTGCCTGCTTGCTCATGTACAACCGTCGGATCTCGATGACGTCTCGCTCTGTCAGTTTCGAGGAATGCGCTCGCTCACCTCTCACCTGGCGGCCAGCCTCTACCTTCTCCTGCTCATTTACCGCCCTGGTTGCCCAATGCAAATGCTTCGGGTTGCAGCAGAGGCGGTTGTGGCACCGGTGAGCACTTTCAGCCTTTTCGTGGGGTTGTTCTCCATGCGTCAACTGGCATGCAACGCGATGCGCGCGGAGGTTCTTCCCACCGGCGAAGAACTGCCCATACCCATGATTGATAGATGCCAACCAAGGCCAACAATCGTCTTCGCCGCGCTTGGCAACTTTCGACCAGAATCTGGCGATGTCCTTCTCAGACAGACTCATGCTGTTGCTCCCCGCGCTGCCTATTTGCGGCATCCGCTTCGTTGGCGATCTGGCAGACGCGACACACCCATCTCTTCCCTTTCGCTTCGCGCAGCATCTCGACGATGTTCAGTCGCCAGAGGCGCTTGCATTGCGGGCAGATGGAAGATTCGAGGCGCATTCCAGAAAAGAATGCCCGGGCGAGCCGGGCAAATCACCGTAGTGAAGGAGACGGGACCACGTTAAAGCTGTTTCCCTCGCTGAACGATGCCGCACATGATCTGGTGCAGTTCGGCCGGCGTGACCTCGTCGCGATCCTCGGTGATCATGGGCAGCGGCTTTTTCGTCCGAGCGTAGAGCAGGATTACGCCGCGTCTGATACCTCGAGCCCCGCTCGATTTGGCGTAGGAGATGGAGTTGGCGATGTACGTATAGCCTTCGTCAGTCAGCGCCGTGAGGTATTTCGAGATCGTCCCCCGCGGCACGCCGATCTGCAAACCGAGACTCGCTTGGGTCAGCATGCCCTGCTGCTCGAGCAGCTCGCAGATTCGGTGGCCGACGAGATCCGGATTGGACAGGTTACGCAGCGAGATCATGCTTCAGCTCCGACCCAGGACAGCATCACGCGATCGAGTTCCGTCGGCGCCGGAATCCGAAACGGCATCGAAACACGCTCCGCGTCGCGCCGCCTGCTCTCCGCGATACGCGCGGACTTCGGCGCGAGCGGCACGATGGCCGGGATCGGCTTCTTGGTACGCGTATAGCGCTTGGGGATGCCGGCCGCGGAAACGAATCCCGCTGCGGCCAATGCATCGAGCTGGCGAGCCGTCGCCCGCGGATGGATGCCCCGCGCCTCGGCGATTTCGTTGATAGTCATCGGACTGCGGCGCGCGAGCAGTTCGCAGATGCAGCGCTGCGCGGATCCCTCTCGCTCGATCTGCTTCACATCCCGGCCTTTTCGGACAGCCAGAAATCACGCTGTGCGCGGAGTTTATCGATCACTTCATCGAGTCGATCGACAGGAAACGAAGCGCAACAAATTATCCGGCCGTCGACATCCCTAAACGAAATCTCGACATCCAGCTTCTTCTGCTGCCGCTGAACTCGGCCGTACTTAGACCAATCGATGTCGTTCATGCTGCTTGCTCCTGCACAAAAATTGCCGGGACAGAATTGCAATCCGCCCACCACTGAACCCCGCTAAGTTGCTTCCCTGTGTGGTGGTCGAAGAAGACGCCGAACTCGATGGCAGCAATCTGAATTTGATCGCCGATGACGACGAATACACGGTCGAGGAAATTCGGAACGCCGAGCGGAGGCTTCCGCCAAATCAACGTCTGCACCCACGTTTCGTACATCACTCTTCTCCCGTTTCATGATGAGGTTTTGCCGGCGGTGTGCGCGGTACATCAGCCATGTAGTTCGACTCGCACGAGTACTGCCCAACGACCGCGTTGTAACGAAGCTCGACCATGCCGATCCGGCCGTTTTGCTTTTTCCGGACCTTCTGGACATGGACCTCAACCAACGCATCGCTGCCAACCTGGTCTCGGTGCACGGTGATGCAGTTGTCCGCTTTGTTGCGCCAGTGCGCGCTGCCCGCGATGTCGTACGGGGTCGGCACCGGATAGCGGCCGTCGGTGCCCTTCTGCAGCTTCGTTGGGTGCGCCACGATCCAGACATGCACGCCGTTTTCGCGAGCAAACTTCCGAATCCGTGTCAGCGACTGCGAAATGTACTCGGTCTCAGTAAGTGCCGGCGGTCGTTTGTGATCGATCTCGTTCCACGGGTCGAGCAGTAAGCCGCGGATGCCGTGGCGGCGCACCAGCGACCGGCCAATGTCGAGCAGACCATCGACCGTCGGCTCTTCCGGCAAGACGAATGTGAAGTGCGCCTCGAGCCAGTCCATCGCGTATTCATGCTCGGCGACCGTCATCCGTTCCGTCGGCCCGAACTCAGCTGGCTTGCCGACATACTTCTCGATCAACTTGTCGGCGTGATATTCGAGCGGCTGGTTCTCCGGTGAGAAGACGCCGAAAGTCCAGCCGTGATCGCGCGCGAGATTGACCGTGAGTGCGTCGAGCCATTCGCTCTTGCCAGCGCCCGGGATACCGGTTATCAGCGTGATCTCCCCCGGCATGACGCGGTAGTGCGGGTCGATCGATTTCCAGCCCGTCGTGATGCCACGCGGCGCGCCGTGCTCGAACCGATCTCGCATCGCCTGCCGAAAATCCTCGACGGTGTACGTCCCCTCGACAGGCAGCGCGCGCGCCGCCGCGATGCAGTCGCCGATTACCTCGGCACCGTGCTTCAGCAGCACGTCATTCGCGTCCTTGCAACCGTCTGGCCACGTGACGACCAGACACTTGTCTCGCCCGAGGCGACGTACAAGTTCCTCCTGCAGACGCACACCAGCCGCGTCGTTGTCGACCGCGATGATGTGCGTCGCGACCGCTTCAATCGCCGGATCGAGCAGGAAGTCGAACTTGTGCGCGTAATCACGCGAATCCGGTGCCGGCGCGCCGTCCGGGACGGATACGCAGCTCTTGACGCCGGCCATCTCGACCGAGAGCTTGTCCATCTCTCCCTCAACCCATACGAGGCAGCCAGGATCGACGTCGTTCAGGCCGTACAGCACGCGCTCAGCGCCGGCCGCCATACGGAACAGCTTGTCACGCGTACGGTACTTGACGTTGACGACCTCCTCGCCGCGGAAGTACGGGAACAGGACGCACCCGCGTTCTTCCTCGGCCTGCGGGAAGTACTCGTGGCCGAGCGTGATCTGGTTGCGCTCGACGACCGCGGCAGAGATGCCGCGTGCATCGAACCACGCCTGGAGCTCGTCGACGTGCTTCTCCGCCTTCACGAATTTGGGCTTCGCATACACGCGGCGCACTTCTGGCTTTTGCCATTCGCCGCTCTTGAGCGTGCCGCTCCAACCGCAGTGCCAGCAATTCCAGACGCCCTTTTCCGTGTTGACGTTCAAGCACGGATAGTTCTTCTTTTTCCGGCTCGGCGAACATTGCGGACAAGTCACCTTGACTTCGACGCCGTTCTTCGAGCCGAGCTGGATACCGAAATCGCCAAAGGTCTTCAT